CCTGAAACTAAAAAGCCTACAAACGTTTACCAAGCAGTAAAAAAAGGACAACCTAAAAGATGGTCTGTTGGAAAAAGTGCTACATTAGATGAAATGCTACAGCATACAGCAGCAACCATGTCTGGTGAAGATGCTAAAAACTTTACACAAGGTGGAGTTAAAAAACCTAACTTTGCATCATCAATGGGTGCTCAAATGGGTATGACTGAAAATGCCGGTCCTATGCCTGGTATAGATATAAGTAAATTAGATTTTGTAAATAAAGCAAAATCAGTTTTAGATGCATCATATAAAAAAGATAAAGCTAGAGGAGTATAATGGCATTTGAGATAAAAAAGATAGACCCTAGAGATTTACAACCAAGAGTTGCAATAGGCGTTAAACTACCGTTTAGCGGTAAAGCTGTCTTTAACTCAACTTTTACCTCAGCAGAAGCAATAAAACATAATTTAATTAATTACTTTCTTACCGGTAAAGGAGAAAGATATATGAACCCTACATTTGGTAATGGACTACAAACTTTACTGTTTGACCAACTTACTGAGTCTAAAGTGGCACAAATCGATGCATTGATTAAAGCTGATTTAGAAGCGTTCTTTCCTAGAGTAGAAGTAGTTAACATTCAAACACAAGGAGACCCACAAACAAACACAGTTGCATTTGCTATGTCTTATAGAGTGAGAGAAACTAACATAGAGGATGAACTAGTAATAAATTTTGAACAATAATGGCTGAACAACGAGACATAAAATATATCAATAGAGAGTTTTCAGACTTTAGAACGCAACTTGTTGAGTATGCCAAACAGTATTTTCCTGATAGCTATAATGACTTTTCAGCTACAGCTCCAGGTATGATGTTTATTGAAATGGCATCTTATGTAGGTGATGTTCTATCGTTTTACCAAGACACTCAATTACAAGAAACGTTTTTACAACATGCTCAAAATCCTCAAAACTTATATACCATGGCGTATATGATGGGGTATAGACCTAAAGTAACTACTGCATCAGAAGTTGAATTAGAAGTTACTCAAGAGGTAGACCCTATAACCGGAGGTGATACACCAGATTTTGATCAAGCATTATTTATTTCTGGTGGAGCTGTAGTAGGAGCTACCGACACTAATGATACTAAATTTATTATAGATTCATCAATAGACTTTAAATTTAGTAGTTCATATGACCCGACTGAAGTTACCATAACAACTATAGATTCAGGTACAAATTTACCTTCTGTATTTCAACTTAAAAAGAAAGTTAAAGCATATTCAGGAACAGTAAATACACAAACAGAAGCTATTGGTTCAGCACAAAAATTTAAAACTATTGAAATCGAAGATGCTAATATAATAAGGGTATTAGACATTACTGATAGTGACGGTAACCTTTACTATGAAGTACCTTTTTTAGGACAAGACACTATCTTTTTAGAAAAAAATAATCAAAGCTCATATAATGAATTAGTTAAGAGCACTGTACAACTTACTAAAGTTCCTAGAAGATTTGTAACCAGATTTACTTCAACTGGTACTTTACAAATACAATTTGGAGCTGGTATTATTAGCGCAGACGATGAAGCTTTCTTACCAGACCCTACATTGCTTACCAAGTTCGGTAGCCAAGATGCAGTAAATGCCATAGACATAGCGTATGATCCATCTAACGTATTATTTTCCAGAACATACGGATTAGCACCTTCAAATACAACTTTAACCATAAGGTATATAACTGGAGGAGGAGTAGGTAGTAATGTTCCTTCTAACACCGTAACTACTAAAACAAGTTTAGGTACAATTACTGCCACTGATACTTCTAAAGAAAGTACTTTAGCATTTAATAACCCCAAAGCTGCTACTGGCGGTAAAGACGGAGACACTGTTGAAGAATTAAGACAAAATGCACTACGTTCTTTTGCTGAACAAGGTAGAACAGTTACAGTTGATGATTACACTGTAAGAGCTTTAGCAATGCCTTCTCAATTTGGTGCAATAGCTAAAGCATACGTAACTAGAGAATTATTAGCTAATTCAGATAGAAGTGTATTAGATAAAAATCCTTTAGCATTATCATTGTATGTATTAGCATACGATGTTGATGGTAAATTAACTACAGCATCCAACACACTTAAAGAAAACCTAAGAAAATATTTATCTCAATATATGATGATAACTGATGCATTAGATATAAAGGATGCATTTGTAGTAAATTTGGAAGTAAAATATGAAGTACTCACATTACCTAATTATGCTTCAAGAGAAGTATTAACAAGGTGTACCCAAGTACTAAAAGATTACTTTAAGACGACAAAAAGAAATATAAACCAGCCTATAAATTTATCAGAACTTTATACTGCTTTAGATAAAGTAAAAGGAGTTCAAACAGTTAAAGATATAAAGATAAAAAATTTAGCTGGAGGTAATTACTCAGGATATGCTTACGATACAGAAGGAGCAACAAAAGATAATATAGTTTACCCATCTTATGACCCTTGTATTTTTGAAGTAAAGTTTCCTGATTTAGATATTAAAGGAAGAGTAACAGCAATATAAAATGGCAATATATAGAATTTTTCCTGAGAAGGATACGTATATAAACAGTAAACCTACAACAGCAGGCTTATACGGTAATGCTGGTTTGGATGAAATTGTAGAGATTGCAGGTTACCCTGACCCAACAGATCCAGCAGTAGGAAGAACCAAAAGAACACTGATTCAGTTTAGATCTACAGATATTACTCATGCAGTAGATAATATTATAACAGGTAGTATTTCAGCTAGCGTACACCTTTCGTTAGCTAATGCAACTGAACTACCATCCTCTTATACTATAGAAGCATACCCAATATCATCTTCATGGACTAACGGAACAGGAAAAGGTAACGATGCTCCTGTAAACCGAACTGGATGTAGTTGGAAATATAAAGATGCAGCAACAACCGAATGGAGTAGTTTAGGGAGTGACTTTATATCATCTAGTGTATCGGGTAGTAAAACAAACGATTTAACATCAACACATGATTTAGATATTGATGTATCAAATATAGTTTCATCACATTATAGTTCTAGTTTACCTAATTATGGTATATTGTTAAAGTTAGAAGATTCATATGAGAATTATCTTTCTCAATCTGTGACGTTAAAATATTTTAGTTCTAACACTAATACAATATTTCCTCCTTATTTAGAGTTCAAACATAACGATACCGTATACGACAGTACGTTGACTGAACTTGATACTGATATTGCAACAGTATCTATTAAGAACAATAAAGAAGAATATGCTGATTCTGATATAGTAAAGTTTAGAGTATCTGCTAGACCTAAATATCCAACAAGAACATTCACTACAGGTTCAGTTTACTTAACAGAATATAAACTACCTGCAGCTTCTTACTATGGTATAAAAGATGAATTTAGCGGTGAAATGATAGTAGATTTCGATACAGTGTATACTAAAATAAGTGCTGACAATACAAGCAGTTACTTTAACATATACATGGACACATTTCAACCAGAAAGACATTACAGACTTTTGATAAAATCTGTTATAAATGGTAGTACTGTTGTCTTTGATAATAAAAACATCTTTAAGGTAGTAAGACATGGCTAATGAAGTTAGAATTAAAAAAACGGTCTATAATAAAGACGAGTTTAACAAGGTAGTTGATAATAAGTTTAAAACTTTTACACAACCTGTTGAAGTTGAGGATGATATGACTGTGGAAGAATTTTTTGTAGAATACAAAAAGTTATACTTCGAAATACCTTTACAAGGAGAAAGATCCCACACTGAGTTAATTACTGAAAGTTCTAAATTAGTAGAATTTGAAAAAGACACTGAAGATATTCAACCTCTTCTAGATGAAATTGCTTCGTTAAGATTACAAAACCAAGAACTTAATCAACAGTTGTTTGAACTTCAACAACTACAAACAAACACAGAGTAATAGGTGGCTAAGTATACGTATAATATCAATAGTTTAGATCCTTCAGTCGTTGAGGGTAAACCTTCTATTCCTGAGTCTGAATCTAGTATAGTATCTAAATTTGCCATAAATAATTTATTTGCAAAAGATTCTAATAAGTTAGAAGTACACGTATACTCTTTAGATAACCAACTACTACAATCTGATCAAAACTTTTCAAAGTACACTCAATTAGCTAATTCTGCAGGAGCAGGTAAAGATGGTGCTTCTAACATATATTTAGACCCAGTTTTAGATGCTAAAGATTTAGGATATGAAAATGGCGATGTAAGGTTATTATATAACTTTTTAGATAATCTATATTCAGAAGCTAAAATAGCATCTAAATTTTTTATAAAAGATATAAGCCCTGATAGAACTGAATTAAAATTAGCAACATTTGAGTTAAGTAATGAAAAAGTAGAATCATTAACACAGGAGTTAAAAACTAAATTATTAGATAATTCTTACTTTTCAGAATTTAAATTAAACTTTTACGATAATAAGTTTGCATCAGTTATTAATATTGACACTTTATTTGAAGATGATTTAAGAGTAGTAGTAGTAAAATTAAGCGAAGCTTTAGATACATCCTTTGGAGCAAATACAACGTTATATATAGAAGAAAAAGTATCTGATAGTGTTTATTATGAAGTAGAGTCAATTTTAGAAGAAGATATAATAACTGTACCTAAACTAAAAGGACCTAATTTTTCAGTATCAGTAGAAGAAGGAATAAGTAACCCTACTCAATTTTTTAATTTTAACGAATTATTTAGTTACCCAGTAACCAACTCATTTGCTGAGTTGAGAAGCTTATATAATGAAGCAGGTGCAGAAATATCTATCAATCACGACAAATACGAAAATTTTATACATTTTAGTTCTGCTGAAGAAAGATTAAGAAACTTTAAATATAAATTAGACTTAATAAAATCATATGAAAGCAGTATTGATGCAATAAAAGATAC